CGGTATATGGGTTATAAGCGTAGAGATGAGTTTTTTCAGAGTGAGATTTGGCAGAACATGAAGGATGATGTGCAACAGCATAAAGATGTAGGACATATCTATCGTGTTGTACCCAAATGCGAGTGGTCAGATATTAATGACTGGAAGGAAGACAAGACGCGGACTTACCTCGTGCCTGGTGCACATGTGCTGTTTCAACAGCTTAAATGCTATGGTCGAGGTACAGAAGCAATTAAGAACTACTCCTGGTCAAAATATGGTTTTAATCCCTTTAATGGCAATGTGCATAGAATTGCTGTTAGAATGCTTATAACTGACGATGATGGGAAGTCAGTTTTCCCCGTGAGAATATATTGGGATGTACGTGGGTATGACCGATTTATATTCTTACATCATGTTGCCGAACGGCGATACCGTTTTTTTATGAACAATGTTCGAAACCATCCCCACGCGCCGTTTGCACGATGGGTATCTGATGGGTTAATCGAATCTGTTCTTATATTATCGAATGGTGATGTTGTAATCAGATTTCGTGGGAATAATTCAGGATCTGGTATGACAACTGCAAATAACATCGAGGCTGGGATGGAGGTTGTGGCGGATTTACTTATATATGCATTTTATACGCGTAATGGCCACTACCCATCCTTTGAGGAAGTGTTCGAGCAGTTAGTAATGCTTTATGGTGACGATAACGCGTCAGCGTTGATGGAACCATTCGAAGCAATGCTAGATAAGGAGTTAATAGCGAATCGTCTATTATACTATCACGGCCTACAGTTGAAGTTGCTCGGCGGAGGAAAGGAAACCCCGCTTGGAGAACTATCTTTCCTAGGATTCTCTTTTCATAATAGAGGCGATGGCTACTATATGCCGAAGTGGAATCTAGATCGCTTGTTGGTGCCATTGGTATACACCGACAAAACTCCCTCGCTCTCTGTGTTCTTACAGCGTTTCTATTCAATAGTGATGCTGTCATTTGCGCATGATGAGTGGGATTCAATACGCATGGCGTATCTTCGTGTACTTACATGGGCCCAGACTCATTCTGGAGACCCACAGATTAAAGCACTGGTCCGTTTGGGGGCTCCAACCCGTGAAGCGCTAACCATATTCTACTTGGGACTTGAGTCTAGGTTGGAAGCCGGGGGTGGATGGCCCAAAAAGATTGACACAATGTCAACAGTGAATAATAGTGAACCTTTACCTTGGGACGGTGAGCCTGGTAATGATTACTCAAGAGTTGTCAACTATAAGGGGAGATTGCTGGATATGGCAGCTCAACAGAGGCTGGGAACACCTGAGTTTATCACACACCAAATCGGCACATCAAACATGCCTACTTTTCTTGGAAACCTCATTTTCGGGGGTTTTAATTACACCTCTGTCGCTTCGACGAAGAAGGAAGCGGAGCAGATACTTGCCTATAAGTTCTTACGGCGAGCTACTGCCGAGAGCCTTCATCCCCGCAGCGATACTTACAAGGAGGCGGCGACAAGCGCTGTCCGACCACAGTTTACTGATAATTCGGAGTACTATGATCCCAATTATTATATGGATATGCTCGTTGGTAAGATTGAGCAGTGCAGCACAACCGGTAAGCCTGTTACCAAGGTTGAGCAGCAGCGAGTTCCGCTTACTACGACCAAACCTGAAATTAAGATGACTTCGAAACCCACTGAAGTGAAGTTAGCTGGACGTACTGGATATGAGCACGGATCGGCGGAGCAACAGATGGTGTTTTGGATTCAACTATCACAAGGCGTGCGTGCCTTTGCTAATTTGTCTGACGAGATGAAACCGTACCACCCTTTGTGGGATGTGTTTGGTCCTCATCTTACCTTTAACGATGACCGAGCGGTTGCAGCGCGCTTGGCGACCATGTTTAAACAGGGATCCTTCAACCCGTATGGCAATGGACAGACATCATCTGGACAGCAATACGTTTTGACCGAACCTACTTATAAACAGATTGGGATGACGCACACAGCCATCTCTCAATGTTTATTACCTAGTGGGGTTTTGGTTACCGGGACCGGAAACACGAAGCAAGCGGCTTTCCTTGATTGGAAAACTCAGATCGATGGATATATCGATCAGTGGGCACCACCAACGGACGGCCAATGGCGGGAGGTTTTTGGTCTTTTGCGATCCTTACCCCAACCTAAGAATAAGACACCATATGATTATGTGTGGACTGACCCTGAAGACATCGCGATGAATAGATTCGCGCGGAAGTGGCTGGAGGGGAAACCCTACGGCAATGAACAAATTGTAACGCACGAGTGCGCAGATGACTTCATACAAACCTTTTTCGAAGGATTTAACCCTTATGGCAACGGACAGCCTCCTCCAATGAAGAAATCAGACTGGATAGCTATGAATAAAGAGCGACTGAAAGGGAAAACAACC